AATTTGGATTTCTTGTTTTTCCGTTTGGTGTAAAAATATATGCAACATTGTCATCGTCTTCTACTGTTGTAACTTGATATGTGCTGACTATTTCTCTTGTCTGACCACGAACAGGAACTTCTTGCGGGCCATTAGGAAGCCAGTAGTATTCACGGAAATTAGTAAATTTATCAAAACAAATTTGCGGATCCCAAGAATAATATTCTTGTGTATTCAACAAACTATGATTACTAACTGTGCTTCTAAACGAATTTAATTGTCCAATATAATCGTTGTAATCTTTGTAAAATGTAACATTTTCGAGATTATCTTTTCCAACTAGAGCTGGCTCTAGTTGATAGTTTTCTCTATTAGTGCTAACATCCGGCAAATATGTATCGTTGACAGTAGTAGCTTTAGATGTTCTACGTCCTACAAACGAGTTAATTTTTTCAACAACTCCTGGGTTTGTAAACTGATCTAGTGTGCTACCTAAGAATTTTTTGTTGGCGCTGGTTCTAAAATATCTTGGCAAAAATTCTGCACTATTGCGGTTATTGCTTTTACCAGTTGGCAGTGCATTTTCGTTTTGATCGTCGTTATATGCCATTAATTATTGCCTCCAACAATAAGTGTAGTTGTAGTTTCGTTGCTTTGAACACCTGTATTTAATACTTCATCACTGGTCACTACTGCGCCATCTGATTTTAGCCTGCTTGCTGTAATAGCATCAATTATTTCTACATCTTCAACAGTTGCACTACTAATAAAAATTTCGTCATTTTCACTTTTGATTTCGTAAAGACTACCAAACCCTTGAGATTGTTGTCTTGGAACCAAAACAATACTACTCAAATCAGGTGATAGTTTTTGTATAATATATGCTGCTAATTCACTAAAATAGAAAGTTTCTCCAAAGTCCCAATTCTCAAGTGCAAAGAATTCATTAACTGCTCCAATAACACGACTTTTTACATCATTGTCATTTGTAACTCTTTTTGAATTTTTAACTATTTTAAATGTAGCTTGCAAGTTATTAGACGCCTTACTTCCAAATAAAGGTTTGTATTTTACAGGATGATATATTATTTCATCACTTACGCTTTTGATTTTGTTTACTTCCGGACCATAACTTTGATATAGACTATCGCTGCTAGGCGGAAGAACTGTAGTTTCAATTTCTCCAGTTAAAAACTTTCTATAATTAGTATCGTAAGTTTTTGTTAACATATAGACGTCCATTATATTCGAACTACTTGGATCAATTCTACGATTCTCGTTTGCTGCATGACTGTAAGAAAATCTAATTTTATCTCTTCCTGTATATACTTTATAATTTGTGTTTAAAACAAATTTATTATTAGTAGTATCTACTGTGTAAAACAAATCTTTTTTCCAACTGTAAACAATAGTTCCATTTTCATAAGAACTAATTGCAGCCGGATCGCCTAATGCAGGAACTACAATGTTTTCAACATCTGCATCAACATAGTCATATACTTCTGTTCCATTACGTGTATACTTTTTTGCAAATATATATTTTGTTGTAGGCGATACTGCTGGTGCAACAATATGAGAGAACAAATCAGGATCGTCAATTACGCCATCGTCGTCGCTATCAAAGAAACTAATTTCAAGTTTTTTGTTGTCTACATATCCGTCTGAATCTCTGTATTCATTAACAACTTGCCAATTCCAGTCTTGTGTGAATGAATCAAAACTATCAGGCTGATTATTGTTACTTAAAACACCAATTGTGTCTTTTATAATTTTTCCAGTTTTGCTGTCGTAAATTTTATCAACACTGTCATGATAGAATCGTATTTCTTCGTCGCTTTCAAAAATATATCTTAAAACTCTAGTTGTTGTTGTATATTTTTCGCCATTAGTTTCAAAAAGTATTATCCAACTGCTATCCAACTGTTGATTAGTTGCATCGCCTGTCTTACCTAAACTAAAATCGCTGTTTGCATTTAAGTTATTATTAACAATAACTTTCCATTGTCTAGCATCAACATCGTATCTTAGTCCAAATGTTTTGTATGAAAACACCTGATCGACAATTTGTGTAATTACATCATTAGTTAAAGTTCCTACCAAAGGAGAAATAATTTCAACAATTTGTATTCCGTCAGGAACATTGTCGTTGAGTATAATAGGTCCAAGACCGGTATCTGCATTAATGTCTGTGCCAGCAGCATCGACACTAATTACTTTGGTCCATATATAAGTTTTATCACCTTTAATTGCAGGTGCACCTGATTTTAATTGATTTTTCTTATCAAAGTAAAATCCTGTAGGTGCAGCAAATTTTATTAGTGCTTCTGGCTCAATATATTTGGTTAAACTTTGAGTAAAACTTGACACTGCAACAGGAGTATCAAACTGATCTTCAAAATAACCAGAACTGAGATTAGTTTCTAGTGTAACTGATTTCCAATTAATGTTTAGACCTGCAATTTCTGTATTTCTTGAATAATTTTTACTGTAAAAGTTTTTAACTCTGTCGCTTTTAATTTTTGGAATTATTAAATTATTAATTGTTGCTTCGATATCAGTTTTTGTGCTGAATTCAAAACTATCTAATTCATCGTATTCTTCTCTAAACAATACTCCGTCACTACCATACATTAGAGTGTTACTATATTTTCCAGTAGCATCTTTCAAATCATAATATCTACTGATACCGCTACTGGTTCTGTTTATTGCTTTGGTTTTAATAATTTGCTGACTAATACCCAGTGTGCCAATGTTATAATCTTCGCCAGTTATCAATCTATTTTGTGTATAATATGTTGATGGAGCATTTTGTTTAATACTAGCGTTATCTTCACTAACACTTGAATTTTCTACAACTGTTTTTAATTCTAATATTAAATTAAGTGTTTCCTGTTTTCCATTACGACTAATGTAAGGTATTTGAACATTAATTCCTGTTAGATCATCGGGATTAATACGGAAATTTTTATTATTACTAGTTCTGTAATAAACTTTAAATTGTCCTTTAGGTATTGTTCCAAAAACACCGTCGCTAAAAATTAAACTTATTCGATCTTCTATTCTTGTTAGAACACCGTAAATATCCCTTACTCCGCTAGCAACACTGTTATAGATAATATTATTTCCTTCAACATTATCAACTTTTGTCCACAACGAATCTTCATTTCCGTTTCTATCTAACTTATAAAGCCAAACATCACTGTCGTTAATATTATCAGTATCAATGTTTACTACGGTATTTGGTGAATTACTAGCAACTTCAAAGACATTGTTCTTCAACGATCCTTGACGGAAATGCATAAAGAATCCGGTGTTGTTTGCTCCTGCGCCTTGACCGCTGTCTCTATATACAAAAGACATTTTGTTTCCTGGTAAAGGTTCTTCTTCGTATATAAAATTGCTATCAGAATTTGTATCAATACCTGTGCTAACTATTTCAAATGCAGTGCCTACACTATTAATAGTTTTGTTGAAACTAAAACTTGGTATATCAGTGTTAATACCATTAAATCTATATTGTTCTGTTGAAACACCATTAACATTTGCTTTTTTAATAGGACGGCCAAAAGTTGCATTTGCTGGCAGTGCAGCATTGATTGCTTTAATAAATTGTTCATACCAATTAGGGTTGGTGCTGTCATTCCAAATGATGCTCTGATTGCTTAAATTGTTTCCATTGCTGTCAAACACATCTTCTGTGGTGTTTAAACTTTCAATTTTAAGAAGTCCATTAGCAGGCTGGTTTCTTTTAGGGTTATAACTAATTAAACGTGCAAGTCTTAAAACGCTTTCTCTGCGCTCTGCTGTTTCAATAAAGTTTTCACGTGCATTAAGATCTGTACGAAAAGCAAGGTTTTGCCCAAGGAAGGCAATAAGATCAATTAATGCAAGATATTCTGAACTTTCAATGTAATCATTAAAATCTTCAGGATAGTTTTGTCTAATGTAGTTGATCATTGTTCTACGAAGATTGTCAAAGTCGTAACTTTGAAAATCTGCATACTTAAAACTCTGATATACTGTTTTCCAATCTTCGGCTAGAAGAAGTCTATTCTGACGTTCTGTACTTGACATTATGGTCTATCCTCACTTTATAATATTTATGTAATTTAATAAAGTGCGCAGTTAAATTAAACCAGCACTTTGATCAAATTTCAAGCGCATTGTTTCGCTAATACTATAAGGAAGATATGTTAAAGAACAATCAATTTGTATTCCACTTTCGTAGGTATCTACAACTACACTGTCAACATTTACTCTAGGATCATAGTTTACAATTTCAGTTACATTTTGAATTATTGCATCTCTTAGTGCATCAGTAAATGGTTCAAATAGTATGTCCCATATGATTGTTCCAAATGTAGGATTTTCTAATTTTTCACCTTGTCGAATATGAAAGTGATTTACAATATCTTGCTTGATTAGACTTATGTCATACAAGTTGAAGCTTTTTCTATTAGGATCAACTGTGCTTACACCTCTATACTGCTTGGCAACTACTGGATTTTCTGTCGTAGGTGAACTAACTGTAATATTTTTGTAGAGAGGTTTATCATTTGTAGCCATATCGTATTTATCTTATAAATTTGACATAGTATATCTACTACGATCACTTCTGTAAAACAATAAAAATCTATCAGCAAACTGTTTGATTAAATTAGAATCTTGTGCAGTTACTTGAGTAAGTAAATTTTTAGTAGCTGGAGTTTTTAACTTTCCAAATTCTATATATTCTCTATATGCTGTAATAGCAGTAGTTGCAGCTGATTTGCCATATGATGAAAATTTACTAGTAATTATGTTTTCGTAAGTTTTTAATGATTGTGCTTGAATACTATTCAAGTTATCAAAAAAACTATTAGACACTGGCTGTATTTCTCCGTTGTTTACTACACCTGTTCTTTGTAGATCAGCGGCTGCTTCGTCAGAATCTTTTATTATTTGATAATTTCCGTTTGTATCTCGTTGAACATTTTGTTGCATTTCTTTTGCTGCACGTGATGCTGCACTCGAAACATTAGCAAAAGTAGTGTCACCGGTTTGTTTAAACACAGACCTGTCTAATTTTCTAGCTGATGTTGCTATTTCATTTAATTGTGCAATAGGATTGTTAGAGAAACTAATTGCAGCAGTGGCTGCTCCTGCTATAGTTGGATTTATTCTTGGTAATCCAGGTATGTCAAGTTTATTAACTACATTTGCGCCAACTGCTGCAATTGCACCGTTTACACCAGCTTGTAATCCTGGACTTAAATTTTTATATGCACCACTTAGGTTGTCTGCAAAACCGCTAATGGCATTTGACATTCCTGTTAAAGCTGGTCCTACTCCTGGAATGCTTTCTATTGCCGATCCTAGTCCTTGCATTATTCCTGTAGCAGCATTGCCTAATGCACTTGTTAATCCTCCAAGAGCATTACTCAAACCTTCGCTTACTCCTTGCACCAAACCTCCTAACGCACCGGTTAATCCAGTTGATCCTAAAAGATTACTTGCAAGGCTTCCTAATAGTCCTTTAATACCCCCGGCACCTGCTATACTACTTAAACTACCTTGTAAGCTTTGTAGAAAGCTGTCTATGGTTATTTCTACACCTTGATCTGCTGCATCAAATATTGCAGTTGTAGCAGCTCTAGTATTACTAGCTGGTGTTGTGCCTGCTCTTGTTACTCCTGCTCTAGCACTTGCGGCTGCGCCACCGCTGGCGCCACTAATACTAACACCTCCTAAAGCTGGTAATCCAGGAACTTCCGGTAATGCTACTCCTAGCTGTGCGGCTGCATTATTAAGTGCATCGCCAATGCCAGAGTTTGCAAGAGCGTTGTTTAATGCTCCGCCGACGACACCTTCAAGTGCACCTTCAAGCCCTCCATTTAATGCACCTTGAATGCCACCTGCAATTGCTCCAGCTTTTATAGGATTTATTCCTGCATCTAATATTGCAGGAATAACTTGCCCTGAAGCAATACCAGAAACAAATCGTTCTGCTGATCCTGCAACGTCAAATCCATTCTCTGTTATTGCAAATGTTCTAGAGTTGTTGTTTGCAAAGCTAGAGGAAAGAGTTTGCGAGATATTGTTGCCAACATCTTGCAGTGTTTGTTGTGCTCTGCGAAGATCTGCATCATCGATACCTATATTTAAACCAGCAAATGCCACGGTGCCCTCCTGTGTGTGTATTTATTAGACTTCGTCAAGAGGCGTTCTATCTGTATGCGGGTTTCTGTCTTCAAAATGTATGTCTTGACTAGTTTCAACTGCTGTTGTTTTATCTGGTTCTGTTTCTGGCGGGTTCCAATTTTCATGTCCTTGCCAAGGTTCGTGTTGAGGAACTCGTTGTGGAAATAATGCTTTTATTGCTGGAGATGATTCAGCGGCACTTGCTCCGCCATTGAGTTGAACTTCTGGGCCTCCGTCGATCCATGCAGTTCCGCCTGCTGTGATTTTTGTATCATTACCTGATTTTATGTTTACTTCACTAGCTGCTGTTGCATTTATATTTGTAGCAGCATTTTGCTCTATATTATTTCCGGTGGTAATTTTACCATCAACACCTACTTTTACTTCCCAGTTGAGTGCTGCGGTTTGATATATGTTTTCAACAGCGTTCATATTGATATTTCTACCTGCTTCAAAGTTAATATCTCTGTCTGCTGTAAAATTAAAATCGTTTTCGGTATGAAAACTTATACTATCTTCTGCATAAACATCTAACTTGCCGTTGCTGCTCATTTCAATCCAGCAACTTCCTTTACTGTTGTTGATATAAATTAAATCTTCGCTGGTGTGCATTAGTATTTGAGCACCTGTTCTAGTTCTCAAACGTATCATTTCGTTATGAGGACGAGTTACATCGCCGCCTTTGCCACTAGCTTCTTTGTTAATGTATTCATAAGGTGTGTCAGTAGGCGATCCTTTACGGATTAATTTGTCGTCGCCGTCATCGATAACAAAACTACTGCTGCCTAATCTACTTGTATGAACAGTTGCTTTAGATTCTTTTAATCCTATTTCACCTTGTGGCGATCCGCCACGCTTGTCAACAGGACCAGGGCTACTAATACCAATTACAGCACTAGGAAACTCTCGTTGTGCACTACTACTAGTAATTCCTCTTATATCATCTTCAACTAATCCTTGCTCAGTTAGTGTAGATACAAAGTCTTCGTTAACTGGTCTTTTGTATTTGATAAGATTATTAGTTTGTGGTTTTGTAGTTGCTTTATTATATTCGCCAGCAGGTAGTCTTTTGCCCTTGAGTTCTCCTGGAACTGGGCCACTTAGTTGCTCTGTGCTAGGTTGACCTCCTGGAATCATAAATGTCATGCCTTTTTCAGGCACACAAGCAAACCAATAACCAAATTCTCTAGTGCCTTCTACAAAAGTTACCAACACAAGACTACCAGGATCGGGCGGAACTGCCCAAAATCCGTAACTTTTTTGTGTGCTAGAATATGTGTCATTTTTTCCAATACTAGTGCTCTGTGTAATGCCATAAAAAGGACTTGCATAATAAACTATAGCAGTCTGCCCTAAAGTTTCTCCAATGTTGCCTGCTTCTGTAGTTTTTAAAAGTTCTACTTCTAAGCCGCCAAGGTAGTAAGGGTCAGCATGTTTTAAAACTCTTGCAAGATACGGCCCTGGATTTCTTTCCTGAGCTCCGGGATCTGCGGTGCGTTGATGTTCTGTTTGTCCTGTAGTGTTTGTCATTTTTTGTTATCCATATGGAGTATAAGACGTCTGTGCCGGCGATGCATCTGTTACTTTTACTGCTTTGTCCTGTCCTGCCGGTATTTTTATATCACTTGTTTGATTTCTTCTACGCAATAGAGTTAAACGTTGTGTAAATTTGCCTTCTCTAAATTGATTAACAATATTTGTTACTCTATACAATCCGCTAAACGCATCAACCGGAACAGTATCTTCAGGAAAATCCATAGTTCCAGTATCTTCATTGTAATCAACTGGAGTTCTAAAGTTAACAACTATATCAACTTCTCCTCTTTGGTATTCAATATTGCTGTTTTCTGTTTCGTTAGAAGAAATATTTGCTGCTGTATAATTTCCCATGCCGCTATCAAA